CCGATTGTACCAGCAGCGTTCTGGTTAGAGAAGTCAGGTTGTGTTTCGTCCATAAGGGCTTCAGCACCGTCCTGAGAAGTGAACGAGGAACGCATCGCAAAGATCAGACCCGTTGGACCTGTCATTGGCTGCACACCGCAAACGTCATAAGCAATCAGGTTAGGCATCGCACGACGAACCAATGAGATCAAAATTGGGTCCCACGTATCCATCTGCCCACCAGACATTGCGTTGACGGGGGCTGCTTCTGAGAGGAAGTTCTGATCTTCTTTCAAAGCAGCTTCTTGGTTTTCAAGAATGAGAGTGGTAACGGCCCGCTTATAAGAATCCTCAATCTTCGGAAGATCGGGGTGTTCTAGGACTGGCTGCCACTTTTCTTGTAGATGTTCTGTCTGAAACATTTGTTTCTCCTTTTTATTTACATCCGTTTTATTATATTACTGGGCACGTGCTTTGTTACGACTGATTGCCGACATATAAGCGCTCATTGCCTCAGTCGTATCAATGTCCTGTGCGGTGCCACCATCTTCATCACCAAATGTTTTAGTCGTTGTAGTCTTCGGGAAATAGCTTTCCTTCAGAGTGTTAAGTTTTTCTGTGAAGGACTCCTCATCAGTAAACTCAACGTCTTGTGTTAACGACTTAAACTTCTCAAACTCTGTGTCGGCCAAATCTGCGGAAACCTCAGCAATGACCTGCTCACGAACTAGTTTAGAATTCTCATCCTTAGCCTTGACGTTCTTATCAATGGCTTCGTTAAGTTTCTCTTCCAGTTCAGCAATCTTTTCGGATTGTGCTTCCAGAACGTCATACTTCTCGTCTGGAACATCAATGTAATGGTCTTCAAACAATTGTTTCAGGCCGGAAATAAAGTCTTCTGCAATCTCGCCTTTAAGTCCACGCTCGATTGCCAACTCATTTTCCTTGGTCCATTCTTCGACAACATAATTAAGATAAGTATCTACCTTGTCGGTCATTTCTTCTTTGAATGAAGTAAGTTTCTGGTTGTATTCATCGGAAACTTCATTTTCGATTCTTTCAACCTCTGGACGAATTTTAGATTTAACAGCTGCTTCAAAGATTGTAGATGCTTTCTCTTTGAACTCTTCAGACAGAGAGTCTTCAGAACCCATAAGAGCTTCTACATCTTCAGAAACATCGATTTCTTGAATACGAGCTTCAACTGCTTCTTTCTTTTCTTCATCAGTAGCAGCCTGTGCATCTTCTTCATCTTCTTCCTCGTCTTGCATAACTTGTGCGGCAAGGGCTTTAAGTTCATCGACCTTCATTATCTCCATCTTATCATGCATGGCTTTAAGAATTTCTTTTTTATCTTTCATATCAGCCATTTCTTTTTTGAGTTCATTAAGGTCTTCTTGATCTTCTTCTGTTTCGACTTGATCACCAGCAGCAAGCTTCTGAGTCTCGCCGGGTGTTGCTTCTCCAGAAGAACCTTGTTTCTTCTTTGGCTCTTCCTTTGCAGTCTTCTGCTGAGGATCGCCACTAACTTGTTTGGCCGCCGCCGCAACTTTCTTTGCAGGGGCATCTGCCTGATCAGGTTTAACTACAGGAGCACCAGTGTCTTGAACGGCACCACTCACCTTATCGTCAACCTTTTCACCTGTTTGTGCTGGGGCAGCACCTTTTTTCTGAGGGTCATTTGAAGCATCGGCTTCTTCAAGTTCTGCAAGAACTTCCGCTTCAAGCTCCTCTATCGTTTTGTCTAGTTCGGACATCGGGATTTCTCCTTTAGTTTATTATATTATTTATAAATTATAATTTCTTGAGGAACTTTGCAAACTCCAAAGCAACCTCGTTCACATTTATCTGACGTTGTTTCGCATCAAATTTCTTCTTTAAATCCGCAACATGAGCTTCTACAAGTGATCCATTATTCCAAACCCATTCCTTACCTTCCATAATCCCCTCCACAAATGCATTGGGGGCGGAAGGATCAGCAACGATATCAGCTGCTGTTGCAAGATAAAAATCATCTCTCACATAATTGGCGCCGTTTTTTTGTTCCAAACTTCCCATACCTCTAGAGGAAACACCGAGCTTTGCACCTTCATCCATGAGATTTTTAACTATTTTACCCATTGGTGTGTCCATTATTTTTGCTTCGCCAATAAAATTCTTGCCATCTGGTGTTAATGATGTAATCATATGTGATACTCTTTCAAGATTAACTGTAGGTCCGTCAGGATGCCCCAGTTCACCAAATGCCCGATTTTCGTTTATAAAATTCTTGTTGTATTTCACAACTTCTTTTGCAAGTACTTCTTGAGGATATACACGGCCGTTGCGATTTTTTACATCAGACTGCATGAAAACACCACGAATTTTGTAGTTCTTTCCACCTTTATCATTCTCTTCGACAATAAGTTCAGCGTCTTCCACTGCTTCCGAAATTAATTTTACCGTATTCATATCCTTATCCCTATGTTATGTTATCCCACCCAGATACTTTTCTCATTTTTAAGATAACTGTTCCGACACAAGCTGCGTCATTTTCAAAGTAAATGTCACCGTCTACGCCAGAACCAGCATTATTTGCAATAGCAGGTAAATGCTGTCCACCGGCATTGTAACTACCATTTGCATTTAAAGTAAAGGCTGTTACGTTTGTTGTTGCGTTCCATTCTATTTCTGTGGTTGAACTAACTGTCCACCAGCAAGAAACGATAGAAACTCTAGGGTCAGTTGCTGCCCCACCAAGAGCAGATACATCTACAATTTTTGTTGCAGTTCCGTTTGTTCCTGTAATTGTAGTTTTAGTAACAACTTCAAAATCAGAATCTACTAATGTTTGTGTTGCAAAGGCCATGACTTACTCCTAGATTGATAACATTTCTTTTTCAAAATAATTCATAAGTTCCTTCTCAGAAACCTTGAATTTTTTAGAGATTTCTTGCATAGTTTTCTCAAAAGTATTTAGGAAATCTGAAGGTTTAGAGTCCATTTTTTTGAAGATTTCGTCTACAGCTTTTCGCATTTTAGGCGATAATTGCTTATATTCTTTAGATTTTTTGTGCTCATCTTTCTCTAAAACCGTAGAATACACTCCATCAAATGTTTTACTCATCGGTTTCCTCTTGCGTTGGGGGCTGCGATACATATGCTCTAGACAATTCTATTCTTTTCTTTTCCAAAGCATCTGAAACTTTGCTAGACATAGCATTGGTAAATGCTTCTTCTGCTCCGATATTATCATCTTTCATTAATGTATCTACAAAATCTTTAGCTGTCATTATCTTCTCCGTTATCTGTTCCGAATTTTTGATCATCGGATTGTTTACCATCTTGTTCGGGGTCTTCATAGTCGGGCATTTCTTCTGGTGGTATCACCCCACCATCTCCATCTTGTGGATACCTCGTTATACCATCACCCTTATCTGGCATGACAATTCCACCGTCCATAGGATCGGTTTCAAGTTCTTTTGCGATTTGATCACGCATCTGATCAATCTCTGAGTCGTTCATGCGTAATACTTTCTTGAGAACGTATTCTTTACTAAAGAATGTTCCAACATATGACTGAATACTATCAAGAGTTTGAATACGATCATTAAGAAGTTCTGCTTCTTTAAGTTCTACAAAGTGACCATCTTGCAAGTAATCATACTGAATATGCTCTTGCATCAATTCCCAATCATCAGGAGCTATAATTCCTTTTAGCAATAATTGGGTTTTGAGAAGGTCTGTAAACAGGGGGTTAAACTTCTTGCGAATACGTTGTACAAATTTACTAAATTTAAGCTCGTCACGGGTGATTTCCGTAGATCGGCCTAAACTGAAATTGTTTTCTGCTTCTAAACGAGAGATTGGAACATTCAATGATCGATACAATTTCTTTTGGAAATATTGTATATCATCTATCTCCCCCAGATTAGAACCGCCGGGAAGTGTCGTAATCTCTGTACCTCGACCACCTTCTCTTCGGGGAAGCCAAAAATCTTCAAGCATCGACATATGATTTCGGTCATCCCGAATCTCTCCTGTATTTGCATCGTAGACCAACTTGTTACGATAACGATTCATTACATCTTTTAGATATTGTTCTGCTTTTATCTTAGGCAGATTACCAACATCAATGTAGAAAATCCTACGTTCTGGGGCTCGGGATATACGATAGATAACCAATGCATCTTCAATCATCCTTAATTGATTTACAGGCTTAATTGCTTTATGTAGATAAGATATAACTCGACCAGTATTGCCATCTATAATACCAGATGGAACATAGGTAATTGCATCAGATGCAATTTTTAGTCCTTGACTTACTGTTTGTGCGCCTCCGCCTGGAGGGGGTTTTGATTGTTCGTTGTAGATATAATACTCTTCAACCTTTTCAATCATTTCAACACCAAGGGCTTGATTTGTTTTCTTTTTTACATCCCTAACTTTTTTAATTTTATTAGGATCAATCCATCTAAGGTCTGTGATACCTTTTCTTGGATTTTTAGTATCAATAACTTTATGATAATAAACTCTTCCATCAACGTACCAACGCCGAAAAATGTCATGCCCTTTTTGCTCAAAGTTAAGTAATCGAAGAACCTCTGAAAATTCTTCTCTAATTTTTCTTTTAATTTTATTGGGAAAAGGAAGTCTTTCAAGAACAACTTCTACTGCTTGATCATCCTCGTTTGAAACTATACCTTCGTTTACAATATCTTCAATTGCTGCATCACACTCAGCTTGTTGAGCAATATCACGATACCTTCTAATAAGATCGTGATCACTCTTATCTCTGCCGTCTGTATCTAGAATTTGTCCAAAGAAACCACCACCGGCAACATCAATTGTGCCGTCATCGGGAGTAGGGGTAGCGAAAGATACTTCACTACCCCCATCATTCTTAGGACGTTCTATACGGAAACCAAAAAGTTCTGCCATAATATCTCCTACTTTCTATTATTTAGTAGGTTTTCAAATTAGATTGTTACGCTGCCACCTAAATTAAAGGAGAAAGATGCTGTATTAGGAGATCGCAATGAACCAGTAGAACCAGTAACACCTGATGCTTCAAAGTGTTGGTATCTCCATTGCACTTCAAATTCTTCAAGAGCATCTGCTTGATCTGAATTCAGTTCAATCGAGCCAATATTAACTGGCCATGCACTTCTGAAAATGTAAGCTTTAAGTGTCGTATCATCTCTATCAAGCTGTTCGACAACCAAATCTGTCTGATAGTCAGCAGGGTTACTTACACCCGTTCCTTCAGAAAGATCATTGATACCATTTAACCAGCGTTCCATCGAATTGCGAATCATGAAGTCTGTATCATTGATAAATGTCGTTGTCCAAGGATCACCAAATTCACGATCCCCTGCAATATAAATTTTACGACCTCTAAATGGCACCTCAATTGGTGTCATTTCTTGAGCAGGCAAGTTTGAACTTCTTACCATGAATGATGTTCTACGAACATCGAGTCCTATAGCAATTCCAGCTGGAGGTGTGATGGTGACTCTAAACTGGTTAGCCCGAGCACCGCCGCCGACTAGGTTTGCTTTAAAATCGTCTATCATTGCCATGATTAACCTCCTACCTCTGAAAATGACACACCGCTTCGAGTTGCGACAAAGTTAAGTGTGATAAAGTTAATTGCTCGACTTGGTTTGACGTAAATATCACCTCTAAATTCATTTCGGTCAATCACATCAGCAGTATTATTTGTTGCGTCACAAACAACACTAAAATCTGTGATACCTCTACGCCCCTGACAATCTCTCAAGAAAGGTTCTACCATGTTCCTAAACTGTGCCCGAGAGAACTCATCGTTGAATTCAAAGAGCATGAATTTAGAAGCAGTTGCGATTGCTTTTTCGAGAACCAAGAATAATCTACGAACATTAATACGATCAAACGCACTTGGTTTACTCATCGCAGTTCTGTCTCCAAAGAGAACCACACCTTGGCCGGGGAAATTAACCACAGGGTTAACCCTCGCAGCATAAAGCCTGTCTCTATCCGTCTTACTTGGACTGTAAGAAAGTTTAATTGCTCCTCTTACAAATCCTCTGGTAAGACCAGCAGGAGAGAACCACGGATCAGCAACTAGGTCTGTATTTGCACAAAGACCAGCACTGTCACCACAAAGTGGAACATATCGATACACATCATTGTACTTGTCATACATGTATTTGTATGCACTATCGTAGAACATATACGATGAAGATGGGCATAGATCAAATGCAACTTTAACATTTTCTGTTGCAGTCGCAGAAGTTGTAGAATTATCAGCAACACCAACTGTCGCAGAACGATACGGAGAAACAAATGCCACACAATCTTTTCGATCATCTACTAATCGTGAAAGCATTGTCACATGAGTATCTTGAGTGGCTTTAGTATCACCAGCTCCTCCACCTTTACCACCGATTATCAGGTTAACATCAACCGCATCGGTGTCTTTGAATTTATCATATGCAAGTTCAATCTCACCAGCAGTGAGAGCATAATCGTCTGTACCACCTGTAAGTGAATCAATTACAGTTGTGGTTACAGATGTATAAGCAGTAGTTGTATCTGTGCCCCAGTTAGAACCAGCAGAAATGTGATCTGTCCAGTAAATGAAAGAAGAATTTCTGAAAATTACATCTGGATAGTAGTTACTGTTGCCCTGAGCATCTTTTGCAATAGAGTTTTTAGACATGAAACCGTGTGTTTCAATTATACCAGACCCTATATTACCAGCAACGTCAGAATCATATCCTGTGATATCACCAGTGGTATCATAAACAACAACGTGCATTTCATCACCAGAACCACGAGCATTGTCTGTTGCCCACTGTGAAGTGCCAGGCGCTCCTGCAAAATAATCATAGTACTTCCAACGTCTTCGCATCTTTGAGTTATCTGCAATGTCATTTTGCAAACCAGCACCATTTGGATCGTCTTTTAGACGAATTGACA